GTCATCATCTGAAACTTTAGCTATTTCATGGGTAATTACTGTAGGATAATAAAATATGGCAACATCGTACGAAATATTCACGTCTAGGTTTAGCAAGACGATCATTGATTCAGTATATCAAGAGATCGTCTCTAAGACTGCTACGTACTATCATTGGTTTGGTAAAGAAAACTTATGGACTGACTTCTTAAGTCCGTTTATTCCATCTGGCGCTGTTGACAGCCCAGGTGCACCATCTTACAATTTTAGATATGAGTTGCATGTTCGACGTGATATATTAACTGCGAAAAAAATTAAACCATCTGACGTATCTTATGTTATAAGACGGATAGATTGGGAACCTGATACAGTATATGATATGTATGATGATGCTATTGAGTCAGTTACTGGTGTAGGCTATGCTCCAGCACCATCTGGTGCTACTAAATTAGAAGATGCAAATTTCTACGTATTATCATCGCAATACAATGTGTATAAGTGTATATGGAATAACGGTGCGGCGGCATCAACAGTGATGCCTACTGGTACTACACATCAGATCTTTACTACATCCGACGGTTATAAATGGAAGTTTATGTATTCTCTTCCTATATCATTAAGGACTAAGTTTTTATCTACAGCATATATGCCAGTAACTACAGCTCTTAAAGCGCCATATTATTCTGGTGGATCTATCACATCAATTAATATTACTGCTGGAGGTATAGGCTATAATGCAACTACTACTACAGCATCCATTGTCGGCAATGGATATAAAGAAGAAAATCCTTATGTTATTAATTCTATAACTATAAACGATGCCGGGGATTCATATTCCACCACTCCTACTATTACTATAGATGAACCATATTTTGCCAATGATTGGGCGTCTGCTGCTAGTATTAGAGTAGGATCTTACATTAAATATTTTAACTCGGCTACTCAAGATACTAATTACTATTATATTATTTCAGGTACACTATTAGGTACATCCGGCCCAACACATACGTCAGGTACTGTGACTAATGGTAGCGCACAATTAGAATACGTTGGCACACGAGCTAAGGCTTCTTGTGTATTAAGTGGAGCAACAATATCTACTGTAACGTTAGACAGTGCAGGCTTTGGATACACTAGTACTCCATTAGTGACTACATCGGCTGGTAAAACTAAAGATGCTGATTATTCTACAAATAATGCGTTTAGTACTGGTCAAATTATAAAATCTGGATTAAGATACTACACAGTGACTACTGGTGGTACTACTGGAACTACAGCTCCTACACATACTTCTGGTGCTGTATCAAATGGAACTGCAATATTAACATATTTAGCTAGAGATGCAAATCTAACAACAGTTACGACAAAGACCGAAGCTGAGATAACATTAGAAATTAGTCCAGGAACTGATGCTGTATTTAGAGTAGATGTGACATCAGCTGGAACTAAATACAGTGAAGCTCCTACAATAACATTTACGGCTCCATCAACTGCAGGTGGTGTTACTGCAACTGGTACAGTTGTCATTGGTGCTTCTGGTGCAGTATCATACGTCACTATAAATGACCCAGGTAATGGATATACTAGTACTCCTACATGTACTATAACTGCTCCAAATATTACATTCAATGGTGCTACTGCGGTTGATGATACTGCAGAAACCATTACATATAATACACATAAATTTGTTACTGGTGACTCTGTAACTTATAGTAATGGTGGAGGAACATCTATCACTGGATTAACTTCTGGTGCTACTACAGCAGGTTCATTTGTGACTGCCGGAAGATATATCATTAGGACTTTAACTGGTACTACGCAAGCACAATGGAATACAGCTGCTGGTACTAGTGGACTAACCTATATAGTAGGTGATATATTCACTGCAGCCGCGGCTGGAGCTGGAACCGGTACTGCTCAAAGAGTATACTATGTTATTCGCACAGACGCAAATACATTCAAGCTTGCTATTAATTCAGCTAATGCAACTGCTGGAACTGCAATTAACTTAACAGATGGTGTTGGCGCAGCACATACATTAACTCTCACAAATGGTGCAGCATTGGGTACAGTATACTTAGGTACGGGCGGTGAAGTGGTTGGTTATACTATAACTAATCCAGGCATAGGTTACACTACAGCAGACATTACAATAACTGATAGCTCTGGATCTGGATCAGGTGCTGCATTATCAGTCGATTTTGATATCGGTAATGTTAATACTTTACAATCAAACGTAGAACTCTTAGCAGTACCTGGATCTATAGAAACTGTAAAAGTTGAAGATGGTGGGACTGGATATGGTGCTGCTACAGTATCTATTTTAGGAGACGGCCAAGGAGCTACAGCTACAGCTACAGTTAGTGGCGGTAAAGTAACAGCAGTCAACATTGTGAATGCCGGTTCTGGATATACCTGGACAGAGGTAGTTGTCTCAGGCGGAGCTGGTACTGGATGCTTAGCGCGGGCTATCATGTCACCATTAGGTGGTCATGGATTCAATGCAGTTGAAGAGCTATTTGCAAGATCGTTACAATTTTATACCGCTATGTCTAGAGATTTAAATCAAGGTATAGAAATCACCAATGATTATCGTAAAGCTGGATTAATTAGAAACCTTAAGAAGTTTGGCACTAATCAAAGATTCTCAGATGAAATTGGTTCTGGATGTGTGTTAATTACTGGTCAGTTTGATAAGTTAAAATTATTTCAAGATATGTTATTGCTTAAGCAAGAAACTACTGGAATTAATTATAAGAAGTATCGTATAGTTGACTTTAATGATACCCAAATCTTATTATCAGTATTCAATAACTTTACCATCAATGTTGGGGACATTATAGTAACTGATCCTACAAACGGAGGATTAGAAGCTAACCCAACAGTTCCAGTATCAACTATCACTGTAGAAAGTGTCTCAGAAAGAACTATTGATCAATTTTCTGGAGACTTTGTATTCTTTAGTGTTAGAGAACCATATGCACCATCAGATGATCAAATTATTACCATAAGAACAACTTTAGCCTTATAAATATATAAAACATTGAAAGAGTAACCAGATATGTCACTTAATTTTAATATCAATCCATACTATGATGACTTTGATGATACCAAAAACTATCATCGAATCCTTTTTAGACCAGGATATGCTGTCCAAGCTAGAGAATTAACTCAGCTCCAAACACAACTCCAAGACCAAATTAATAAGTTTGGTAAACATGTATTTGTTAATGGATCTGTAATACTAGATGGAGGTCGATCATTTGAGAATGATATCCTTTCTATTAAGTTAGACTCATCATTTTCTGGAGCTGGTGTAGATTATACAAAATTTACAGATACAATTATTACTGGTGCAACATCGGGAACAAAAGCAGTTGTTAAATTAGCTGTAGCTGCTACAGGTACAGATCCAATTACTCTATTAGTTAAAGTTACATCTGGTTCAGCATTTACTGCCTCAGAAACTATTACTACTAATTCAACCGTAGCTTTCTCAGCTAAAGTACAAACTACTAATCCATTCAATGATGCCATTATATTTTCAACTGATAGCGGTATATATTTTATTGATGGAAAATTTGTATACGTTGAAGCACAAAAAATCGCAGTAGATAAGTACACAAATACATCATCAAAGAATATAGGTTTCTTAGTAACAGAGAGTGAAGTGGATTCAGATGATGATGCCACATTATTAGATGGTTCACAAGGTACTTCAAACTATGCAGCCCCTGGTGCTAATAGATATGGCGTTACATTAACATTAAGAGCAAAAGATTTAGGTACTGTATTAGATAATTTCGTTGAGATTGCTAGAGTCGTAGACGGAGATCTTGTACTTAATAAAGATAAGACTATCTATTCAGAGATTGGTAAAGAACTTGCTCGTAGAACGTTCGATGAATCAGGCGATTATACAGTTAAGAAATGGCCAATACAAATATTAGATCATCAAGTTTCAGGAGCTACTGGCCCAAATCCAGCTAAGTTTACTGTTGCGTTAGATCCAGGAAAAGGTTATGTTAAAGGCTATGAGTATGAAACTATCAATCAAGAGTTCTTAACATTAGATAGAGCTAGAGACACAGCTACTGCTACTGGTGTTAATGTCAGTCTTAACTATGGTAATTACTTAAATGTTACCGGGGTATTTGGCGTATTCACTACAAACGCTGCATCGAGCCCATATACAAGTATTGAATTGCATGGCACGACTAGAACATCATCTGTAACTGGATCAATTTCAGGTACTACTCTTACCGTAACTGCCGTTTCATCTGGGGTTTTAGGCGTTGGCACAATTCTTTCTGGTACAAGCGTTACTGGAGGTTCATACATTACGGCATTAGGTACAGGTACAGGTGGAGTTGGTACATATACTGTATCTGCTTCATCTTCAGCAGGTAGTACAACTATCTCTGGCGTTGTAGGTGCTAATTCAAAACTTGGTACAGCTAGAGTTAGATTTATGAGATGGTTCTCTGGCACTGGTGCTAAGATAGATGATGTATATAGAATGTATCTATTTAATATTACTATGGATTCAGGAAAATTATTTAAAGATGTAGAATCTATTATTATTAATTCAGCTTCTCCAACATCTGCAGCTAACATAGATGTATCATCAAAGATTGGTGGTTCAACACTTGGAGATGTATCCTTATCAGGTCAAGACGTTCCAGGTTTAGTATTCCCGCTTTCTAATCAATATATCGATTCTATAAGTTCTGTAGAATACAGGATTCAAAGAACATTATCACTAACATTTACTGCTGGAGTTGCTTATTCCACATTAAGTGCCAATGAACAATGGGTAGGTGCAGCTACTGTTAGCACACTTGATAAAGATACTCATTATCACATCGTATTCAACACTGTATCAGCGGCAGGTGGTACTGGAATGGCTGTAGGTTCTATCTTAGATATGACAGCTGCAGGAAGATCAATTACTATTAGTGGTACAGCTAATGTAAACCAACAAATTACTGTCAATCTAAACGATGCTGCATTCGCTGGTACAGCAACACTTATTGCAAGTATTGATTTAAGTGCACAATCTTCTTCTACTAGAACTAAGACATTATCTGGCTATTCTATCAAAATATTAGGCACTGGTTCTGCTGGAGGTTTAAATGTTACTACCGGTGGCAGAGATTCATTAGGTATATCGGATATCTATGATGTAGCAGCAATCTATAATACTACTACAACTAATCCAACTGCAGTTACAATTAATTCAACTACTGGCGTTCTTACATGGGGCGCTGTAGCTCGTACAGATGTTACTGCAAACTATAGTATCGATGATGGTCAACGAGCAGAGTTTTATGATCATGGTAATATCGTACTTACTGGAACTGCTCCAACTGCTACACACTATCTATTAGTAGTATATAGAAACTTCTCTCATACTGGTTCTGGATTCTTATCAAGAGATTCTTATTCTATCGATTATGAAGACATCCCAACATTTACTGACCCATCAACTGGATCTGAAATTGAATTAAGAGATGCTATCGACTTTAGGCCGAGACGTGATAATGGTGCAACTACACTATCAAACGGTGAAGTTCCTGATCCTATTGCGACTATGGAAGCAACATATGATTATTACTTAGGTCGGTTTGATAAAATTATAGCTACATCAGATAAACAATTCATTATTAAAGAAGGTGTTCCTGCAGTATATCCACTAGTCCCAGCTGATGAGACAAATGGTATGACATTGTATATCTTAGCTATCCCTCCATATACATCATATATTGAAGATGTCCAAATTAAATACATCGATAATAAACGTTATACGATGAGAGACATTGGTCGTTTAGAAAAACGTATTAATAATCTTGAGTACTATACACAACTTTCTTTATTAGAAAAACAAGCTAAAGATACATCAATCCCAGACTCTACTAATCAAGAGAAGTTTAAAAATGGTTTTGCTGTAGATCCATTTACGTCACAAGACATATTCTATAACTCTGCTGCAGCATGGTCTGAAAGGCGATGGGGATGGTGGAATTCATGGTTTAATGGATCAAGCACATGGTCAGCAGGTGCAACTAACTATAATGAAAACTCATTAGCTCAAGCAGCTAACGTAGACTTTAATGCAGCCATCGATCCGGTTAATCAAGAATTAAGAGCTCCATTTACCATAACATTTAATGAATTTGAAACTAGTACTTTAACAACTACTGAAAAGAGTGGAGACTTAGTAACACTAGAATACACTGAGTCGACAGCTATTAGTCAACTAGTTGCTACGACTTATATCAATATCAACCCATTTAATGTTATTAGATTCAATGGTTCTATTCTGCTTGAACCAGCATTTGATCAATGGGTAGATACACAATATTTACCAGCGGTTAATAAGATAGTTGATGTTCAAGTCCCAGATGCGGCTGACTCAGTAATTCAAAATATTAGTGGTAGCGGTAACAGAGTATCTATTACTAGTTCAACCACTACTATTCAAACAAACATTATTAGCCAAAATACTTCTTCATTAGGAACTAATGTAGTTGATGTTCAATACATTCCATTCATTAGAGCTAATACTATTAGAGGTACAGCTAAAACATTTAAACCTAATGCAAGACTATATCCATTTGTTGAGAATACCAGTGTTACTTCATATTGCCGTCCATTAACATTGATAGAAGTACAGAATCATATTGGAACTCTATTTGATCCTACACAAGGCGTATACGAATCTTTATCAATTAGATCTACTAGCTCTACTGGCACAGAATGCGGTACAGCTAAGACTGCTATCTATACTCAACCATTAACTACAGATAGCACTAAAAGATATCTAACTGTATTTGATGAAGATGTAAGAGCAACTTCTACAACTAATAGCGCTTCTTCTGGATCAACTGCATTGACTGCGACAACAGCTACTGGTACAATTAGAGTTGGTATGGTGGTCTCTGGTTCAGCAAATATCCCAGCTAATACAACAGTATCAGCTGTTGTTGGCACTGCGGTTACATTAAGTGCTGCAACTACAGGTGCAGTTTCTAATGCATCATTAATATTTAATGGTTTAGTTGTTGGCAAGTATGTGTTTGGTTTAACTGGCAGCGGTTCAGGTGTAATTACTGCTGTTACAACATACACTTTAGGTAATGCATTAATACCTGATGAATATGGTAACATTGGCTTTGAATTCCAATTACCAGCTAACACATTTAAGACTGGCGAAAGAACATTTAGATTGATTGATAATTCAACTAATGATACTGAAGCACAAGAGTCTATAGGTGAATCTAAATACACCGCAATCGGTATGTTACAAACTAAACAAGAAACTCTATTAACCACACGAGCTGTACAAAATCAACGAGTAACAGTACAAACTGGTAATAGATTTTGGCATGATCCATTGGCAGAATCATTCTTAGTTGATGATCTTGCATATCCGCAAGGTATGTACGTATCATCAGTTGACATCTGGTTTAGAACCAAATCTTCTACAGTACCAGTTACTTTAGAAATTAGACGTACTGTTAATGGTTATCCAGAATCCACAAGATCAATACCATTTGCAGAAGCTATATTACAGCCCGAACAAGTAAGTATTTCAACTAATGGTACTACAGCTACTACATTTAACTTTGCAAATCCAATCCATTTAAGTCCTGGAGAATATGCTTTAGTCTTAACATCAAACTCACAAGATTATCAAGTATTCATCTGTGAAGTTGGACAAACTGAATTAAATGGTACACAAAAAGTTAATAAACAACCATACATTGGTTCATTGTTTAAATCACAAAATGCATCTACATGGGAAGCAAACCAAAATCAAGACTTGAAGTTCTTAATTCGAAGAGCATCTTTTGTAACATCAGGTACTGCAGAGTTTAATATCATTGATCCTGATGCAGTATCTAGTTATCAAACACTATTTGTTAAGACTTCTAATATATTACCGACTGGCACTAATATTAATTGGGCGGCGAAAGCATGGTATGGATCAAGTTCATTTGATACAAACTGGATCCCTATTAATATTAATCAAGATCTTAATTATGGCGAACTTAGACAAATTGCTGCTGCTGCAAGTACAGGTACAGGAGTTCCTAGTTTAAGATTACAAGCTACATTAACTACAGACAATACTGCTATATCTCCAGCGATTGACGTATCGGCCATGGCCGCAGTTACTGCTTTAAATAGTATTAATAACGACACTACTAATGAAGCTGGTTCAAAATCTGGAGGAAATGCTACTGCTAAGTATATCAGTAAACCGATTAGTCTAGCTGACGGTTTTGATGCATCTAATATATGCGTTACTGTAGATATTAATATGCCATCAGGAACTAATGTTTATGTGTACTATAAAACATTGGCTACAGAGAAACAAACGCCGATTGATGACGAAAGTTGGGTAGCCATGACTCAAGAGAAAGCTGTGCCTGTATCGACATCGGCTTTTGACTTTAAAGAATATAGATTCTTCCCGTCCGGTGCGTTTAATGCTTTTGGAGTACCGCAAGATAGTCCTATTACTACTAGATTTAATGCATTCCAAATTAAAATAGTCATGACATCTTCTAGTCAAACAGCTACACCTAGATTACGTGATCTTAGGATCATAGCTTTGGATAGTTAATATGAAGATTAAAGTAGAAAATGAATCTTTAGTTAGGGATACTACTACTAATGCTATATTAGAAGTAGATACAACTAAGTTAAATAAGTATAGAGCTATCAGACAAAGTATTAAAGATAGAGAACATAAGATAGATTATTTAGCTGAAAGAATAAATAAATTAGAATTAATCATAGAACGGATGAACAATGGCGACAATATTACTTAGACTAGGCGCAACAGGTGCAACGGGAGTTAAAAATTCTCCTCTAACTAATGCAGAAATAGATACTAACTTTAGTAATCTTAATACTGACATAGGTACTAGATTATTATCTAGTGATTATACGGCATCTGATGTTTTAACAAAGATTAAGACTGTAGACGGTACAGGTTCAGGATTAGACGCAGATCTATTAGATGGTCTAAACGCAGTATCAGGTGCTACTGGTGCTAGCATAGTATCTCGCGATGCTTCTGGTAACTTTTCAGCTGGTACTATTACTGCAACGTTTACTGGTAACGTAACAGGTAATACTAATGGCGTACATACTGGTGCAGTGACTGGTAATGTTACTGGTAATACTAATGGCGTACATACTGGTGCAGTAACAGGTAATGTTACAGGTAATTTAACAGGTGATGTAACTGGTAATACCACTGGAAATCATAATGGTGCAGTAGGTAATGCTACTCCAAGCAGCGGAGCATTTACTACACTTAGCGCAGCAGGAATACTATCAGCAGGTGCCGCAGTTGTGTTAGGTGGAACATTAAGTGCAAATGGTTCTAATGGTAATTCTGGACAATATTTAAAATCAAGAGGTTTAAGTTTAACTCCAATTTGGGATACCGTATCAATTGACTTAGTAACACAAGTTTCAAGTACACTACTAGCTGGAAATGGCGGCACGGGTTTAGCTTCAGTAGGTGCTAGCGGAAACGTATTAATATCTGATGGTACTTATTGGATAAGTGACCGTCTTACTGTAGTCGCTAATGATTTAAATGGAGATGCAACTGGGTCATTTCCAGCAGATGAACAAACTGGAACAGCTCCTATATTTGCTGCTCGGGCATGGGCACGTTTTGATGGAACTAAAGACACTACTAATGCTACATCTACATCAAATACAAATAGATTAATTAAAGCTAGTGGAAATGTTACATCTATATTAAGAAATTCTATTGGTAATTATACATTAACATTTAGAACTGCTCTACCTAGTGCAAATTATGCAGCAATAGCATCTGGGTTCTTAAGCTCTGGTAATGCAGCTATAGTTACTACTGATAATTATACAACAACTACATTAACATTAAATTGTGTAGATTCTAGTAATGCTGAAGCAGACTTTTTAAATGTAAACGTTGCGATATTTGGATAAGGATATTAAATGGCAAGCTTAACACTACGAAGCATTAAAGGATCTCCTCTAACACTGGCAGAGGTAGATGCAAATTTTACTGCATTAAACACTGAACTTGGAGAAAAAGTAGCTACTACATCATACACCGCAGCAGATGTGCTTTCAAAACTATTAACTGTTGATGGAGCAAGTTCCGGTTTAGATGCGGACTTTGTTGACGGTTTAAGTCCATCTGCAACAAATGCTGGTAATAGTTTAGTATCTAGGAATTCTTCAGGTAACTTTGCAGCAGGTACTATTACTGCAACACTAACTGGAAATGTAACAGGTAACTTAACTGGCAACGTAACAGGAAACTTAACTGGTAATGTAACAGGCAATACTAGTGGTTCAGCTGGTACTCTTGCTAATACAAGAACTATTAGTATAACTGGTGATGGTTCATGGACTACATCATTTGATGGATCAGCAAATGTAACCGGTGCTTTTACACTAACAACTAGCGGTGTAGCTGCTGGAACATATACTAAGATTACTGTCGATGCTAAAGGCAGAGCTACTGTTGGTGCATCATTGAGCGGAACAGATGTTACTACAGCTTTAGGTTATACTCCATGGCATTCAGGTAATGATGGATCTGGATCTGGATTAGATGCAGACTTATTAGACGGATATAACTCAGCTACTGCTGCTACGGTATCTACTGTAGCTGTGCGAGATGGTTTTGGCGACTTAACGGCAAATGTATTTAAAGGCACAGCAACTTCTGCAAGATATGCAGACTTAGCAGAAAAATATACTACAGATAAAGAATACTCGGTTGGTACTGTCATTGTCATCTCTGATAAAGAAGATTCTGAATGCACAGCATCAGACTATATAGGACAACATGCTATAGGAGTTATATCAGAGAATCCAGCATTCTTAATGAATTCAGAATCATCTGGTCAAGCAGTTGCTATCAAAGGAAGAGTGCCTGTTAGAGTAATTGGTCCAATCAGAAAAGGTGAATCTGTTTGTGCAGCTACTAATGGTCAAGCTATATTAGGTCAAGTTAATGCAATTGCTGTCGCATTAAAGACAGATTTAACACATGAAGAAAAATTAGTGGAGTGCTTTATATTATAACACTTAATGAAGTTGTTGAATTTATTCACA